CTTCTTTGATATTCCTTACTTGTACAATAGAATAAATAGAGTATTTGAATCTCGAGGTATTGAAAATGCAGGAGCATTGCTAAGCTGGGATCCAGACATTAGAGATGTACATGAAAATGAAAATTTTGCACCTGGTACTTACACTATAGGAGGTGTTTCTGTTTTAGACTATTTACCGCTTTACAAAAACTTTACAATGGGAGAGAGATCTTCATATAGATTAGATGCTATAGGTAAGGTAGAGGTTGATATGGGTAAGATAGAATACGATGGTACACTAGATGATTTATATGAGCAAGATATTAATAAGTTTATTGAATATAACTTAAATGATGTAATAATCGTTAAAAAAATTGACGATAAACTTAAGTACATTGATTTGGCTCGAGCTATATGTCATAAAGGTCACGTACCTTATAATAGTATATACGTAACAAGTCGTTACTTAGAGGGAGCCATATTAACGTACACTAAAAGATTAGGTATTGTAACTAAAAACAAACCACGTCGTATTAAAAAGGAAAATAAATTTACAGGTGCATATGTAAAATCTCCAGTACCGGGTAGGTATGAATGGGTATATGATCTCGACCTAACATCACTATATCCTTCTATTATTATGACGTTAAATATATCACCAGAAAAAAAGATTGGAAAGATAGTTAATTGGGAATGGGACGAATTTCATGAAGGTAAAGACAAACATTATACGTTAGATATAGATAATAAAGAAATAGGATATACTACAGGAGACCTTAAGGAACACATTAAGAACAACAAGTATTCTGTGTCTGCTAATGGAGTCTTATACGATACACAAAAAATAGGACTAATGCCATCTATCTTGAATACGTGGTTCGATGAACGTGTTGAGTTTAAAAATCTTATGAAGAGATATGCTAAAGAAGGTAATGAAGAAAAAAGATTATATTACCATCAACGACAGTATACTACTAAGATATTACTTAACAGTTTATATGGTGTACTCGGATTAGCATCTTTTAGGTTCTTTGATATTGATAATGCCGAAGCAGTTACAACAACAGGAAGACGACTAATTCAAAATACTGCAAAAATGATAAATCATTATTATGCTTCAGAATTAGGTGTAGATAAAGAATATTGTATATACATTGATACTGATTCATGCTTCACGTTAGCTGAGCCGATGATCAAAAAAAGATTTCCAAATATCGATTTTACAGATCAAGAATTAATATCTCAAAAGACATTAGAATTGGCAGCTGAAGTACAGGGTCATATAAATACTTCTTACAATTTATATGCTAAAAGATTTCATTTTGTAGACTCACATCGATTTGAAATTAAACAAGAATATGTTGCAAGAGCAGGATTTTGGGTAGCTAAAAAGAGATACGCTCAGTGGATCATAAATAATGAAGGTGCACCGGTTGACAGACTAGACGTAAAAGGGTTAGATGTAGTAAGATCTAATTTCCCTAGGGCATTTAGAGACTTTATGAGCGGTATATTAGAAGATATTCTTAAAGGTGAAACGAAAGAGTATATTGATACAAAAATCCTAGATTTTAAAGAAGAGATAAGACATTTACCGTTAACGTTAATAGGAAAACCTACTGGTGTTAAAAAAATCAAAAAGTTTCTAGATACAAATACAGATAGTAATATAGATATAGCTATTAAAGGTACACCTGTTCATGTTAAATCAGCAATGGCATATAATAATTTTTTAAGATTAAAAAATCTTACTCGTGATTATTCTCCTATACGTGAAGGTGATAAGATTATGTGGTTATATCTTAAAGATAATAAATATAAGTACGAAACAATAGCATTTAAAGGGGATGAAGACCCTGATCAAATCATGGATTTTTTAACAAAGTACATTGATTACGAAAAAACATTTAATTCTAATTTAGAAAATAAATTACAAGACTTCTACCAAGCTTTACAGTGGGGTAAGATACCTGAAAATGCATTAATTAACGAATTTTTTAATTTCTCATAATATGAATAAAGATATATTTGTCAAGTTTATTAATAAGTACTACCTAGGTGGTGAAATTGATAAAGCTAAAATAGTGGCTGAAGGTAATATGATAACTACTAAAGCAACCAATGACAGTCATAACTTGCTATGTAGTGTTATATTAAATGACTTTACGTTAGATACAGGGATGTACGGAATATATAATACATCCTTACTACTTAAACTAATTAATGTACTAGAAGATACAGTAGATATTAACATAACAAAAAAGGAAAATATACCAACAGGGCTTAACATAAATGATAATATATCTAATGTGGAGTATGTGCTGGCTGATACCAATGTTATACCTACATCTCCAACATTAAAACAGTTACCACCGCCAAATGTTTACTTAAAACTTAACAGTGATATAGTAACAAAGTACAATAAATGTTTTAATGCTTTGTCTGATATCGATAATGTAACACTGTTAACAAAAGACAATAACATACATATAGTGTTTGGGTACGCAACTACTAATTCAAATAGGATTAGTTTCAAAGTCAATGGAGATATAACTTCTGACTTAAAACCTATATCATTTAACGCGAAAATATTCAAGGAAATTATTACTACTAATAAAGATATAATAGGAGATATGGAAATATCTGATAAAGGGTTAGCTAGTATAAAATATAAGGATACCTTATTTACAGCAGATTATTTTTTAATTGCTTCAAATTTAAATAAATAATGTTTAACAGAACTGAAAATACTTTATTTGTAGAGAAATATCGACCAGGAAAATTAGAAAACTATATTTGTAGTTCCTTAATGAAGGAAACGATTCAATCCTATATAGATAAACAAGATATACCACATTTATTATTATATGGGGATGCAGGTACAGGTAAAACAACATTAGCTAAATTATTAGTCAATAACATTGAATGTGATCATATCTATATTAATGCTAGCGATGAAAATAATGTTGATACGGTACGAGACAAAATTAAATTATTTGCATCTTCTGTCGGGTTTATGCCGTTAAAGGTTGTAATATTAGATGAATCTGAGTACTTAACACCAAACGCTCAAGCTGCATTAAGAAACTTAATGGAGACTTTTTCACAAACTACAAGATTTATACTGACTTGTAATTATGTAGAAAAAGTAATAGATCCAATACAAAGTAGATGTCAGTCATTTAATATCACACCTCCTTCAAAACCAGAAGTTGCAAAACACGTAAAAAATATACTAGATATTGAAGGTGTTAAATATACCCCAACTGATCTAGTAGCTATAATCAATTCAAATTACCCTGATATAAGACGTACAATAAATACCACTCAACGATTAGTTGTTGGTAATACATTAAAATTAGATAAGATAAGTATTATTGAAACTAATTATACAACTAAGATCATAGAAATGATAAGTGGTACAGGGAATACTAAAGAGAAATTTAAAGGTATAAGAAAATTTTTAGCAGACAATCAAGTTCGTGATTATCAAAATTTATTTCGAGAATTATACGATAATTCAGAACTGTTGTTTCAAGACCAAGCTACTGCATTATTAGATATAGCAGAATATCAATACAAAGCTGCATTTGTTGTAGATCAAGAAATAAACATTTGCGCACTATTAATTAAATTATTAAACAATACAAAAAATTAAGTTATTATGAAAGCACAACCACTAGGTGATAGAGTCTTAATTAAGGAAGATACTACTGAGCAGAGAAGTAGTGTAGGGATTATTATTCCCGACACTGTCGACGGAGCCCACAAAAAAGGGACCATTGCTGCAATAGGAACAGGGTTATTTACTCAGACTGGAGATAAGATTCCTATGACCATTAAGCAGGGAGATACTGTTTTATTTGATAAATCATTCTCCAGTAAAACAGTTAAAGTAGAAGGAGAGGAATATGTAATTCTTCGTGAGAGTGATATATTAATGATTATATAAAAAGTAAATTATGGCTAAAATAAGAAATATTTCTGGAAAACCACAACCTGGTGCTTCAGCAAAAGTTAATGTTGATCTAACTAAAGCTTCTGATCTACAGTGCTCTAATTGTGAGTGTAAGGTATTTGAAGCAGCATTTATGTTTAAGAAATTATCAGCTCTAGTATCCCCGACAGGACAGGAAACTCTAGTTCCTGTACAGACATTTAAGTGCTCTGAGTGCGGGAATATTGAAGATATGTTTTTACCAGAAACACAGTAATAAGTGTGAAAAAACAGGCTACTTTATTTGATCATCTGAATAATATTTCGTATATTAAGAAAGAATGGTCGTCTCTATCAGAGATGGATAAAAAGACATTCTCTACATATATGATTAATAGGTTCCTTTCAATGTCAACTACATATATTGATTTGGTGAATGAAATACAGCATTACACTAACGGTCAATTAGGAGATAAAGAAGTATATAATTTATATAAAGAGATATTACCGAAAAGGAAAGCTTTTTTTGGTTACATTAAGGGCTCCAAAAAGGAAAAATATAATCCAGACTTACTAAGTTACTTAAAGGAGTATTACGAAGTCAGCAATCGAGAGTTATATGATTATTTAGATATATTATCAATTGATGACATAACAGATATTTTAAGTAAATTTGGGTTAAATCAAAAAGATATAAATAAATTAGTAAAGCATGAAAAATAGTAAAACATTTTTTGACTTCAATGTCAATACGGAAAAACCAGCTGGGGTTAGAACTATTAGTTGGTCACAATTTGCTATGTACAGTCAATGTCCACATCACTGGAAGTTAAATTACGCTGAGGGGTTAAGAGAGTTTAGACAAAGTATTCATACTATTTTCGGGACTGCGTTCCACGAAACAATGCAACATTATTTAGATATAATGTACAATGACAGTATTAAGAAAGCTGATGATATGGATTGTAATAAAATGTTATCAGATCAAATGTTTACCTTGTATAAAGAAGCAGTAGGTGAAATGGGATCACATTTTTCTACAAAAGAAGAGTTAGGAGAATTCTATCAAGATGGAATTGCAATATTAGATTGGTTCAAAAAAAAGCGAGCAGGGTATTTTTCAACAAAAGGATATCAATTAGTAGGTATTGAAATGCCTATAATGCACCCAGCATCTAGTGTTAATCCAAGCGTGTACATGAATGGGTTTATTGATTTAGTAATTAGAGATACAGATCAAGATAAGATTATAATTTACGATATTAAAACATCAACTAAAGGTTGGAACAAATATCAAAAATCTGACAAGTACAAAGCTAATCAACTAGTACTGTACAAATCATACTTTGCTAAACAATACGGGTATCCAGAAGATAAAATTGAAATAAAGTACTTTATCGTTAAACGTAAGTTAATCGAAGGATTTGCATATCCTCAAAAACGAATACAAGAATTCGTTCCTGCATCCGGAAAACCAACTATAAATAAATTACATCGAGAGATTGATTCATTTATAACCCAATGTTTTGCACATGACGGAAGCTTTAAAACGGATACAAACTACTTACCTATTGCTGGTAAAAAAGGTAAAAATTGTAGATGGTGTGAATGGAAGGATAACGAAGATAAATGTCCTGCAGGAAATAGAATTAAGGAATGAGAATCGCAATAACAGGGTCTCGACTTTACGAAGACAAAAGAAAAGTAAAGGAACTCATATTTCAATTAAAACAAAAATTTGGTACCGATCTTGAAATAGCTTCCGGAGGGACAAAGGATGGGATTGATAGATATGCAAAAAAATATAGCTTAGATCTTGGACTGCAGTACCTTGAATATAACCCACAGTACACACAACATAATTTATACAGTAGGTTTAGTGAACAAGCCTATAATAAACCATACCATGTATCTCAAATACATAAACGAAACGATTTTATGGTAAAGGAAAGTGATATGTTGATTTGTTTTATATATGAAAACGAGTCATTAAACGGAATTCAAGGTACAATTAAAGCAGCTAAGAGGTACGGTAAAAAATATGTTATTATAACTTAAAAAAAATATAGAATTCTATAGTTTTCTATATATTTCTACATATTTATTATATATGCATAGAAGTGAAAAAACAACAGTACAGGTTGACAAGAAAATTAAAGATCTTTTCAAGTTATACTGCGCAAAAAAAGGTTACAAAATATCAGGGAAAGTAGAACAGTTAATGTTAATGTGCGTCTCTGGAAGTATATAATAGTTATTAATTATTTAAATATAAAACAAAATGACACAACTTAAGTTACCTAAACTTAAAAAAATTCAAAAAATAGATTACAAATTTCCAATCGGTTCAACAAGAAATGGGTTTCCAGTACTACCAAAAAATGAAAGAAAAACAATTCTTTTATTAGGAGATGATATGAGAATGCATTCGGGCATAGCAACTATGTCTAAAGAATTCGTTACAAATTCATGTCATTATTTTAACTGGATAAATTTAGGAGGAGCAATTAAACATCCAGAAGCAGGTAAGGTAATTGATCTGTCGAGAGATACAGAAGAAGAAACTGGTGTTGAAGATGTTTACACTAAATTGTACCCTACAAATGGTTACGGGAACCAGGATCAACTAAGACAGTTAATTGCAATTGAAAAGCCAGACGGAATAGTACACTTTACAGATCCAAGATTTTGGTTATGGTTATATCAAATGGCTCCTGAATTTAATGCAGGTGAAAACGCAATACCTCTAATGTACTATAATATATGGGACGACGCTCCACCACCAATGTGGAATAAACCATTTTATGAATCATGTGACAGTCTTTTTTGTATATCCAAACAAACAATGGGGTTAGTCAAGACAGTATTAGGTGAAGATAACTATAGATTGATCGACGAAAATAATAACAAAAGATTAGTTAGTTATATTCCACACGGTGTTAATCACAGATATAAACCCTTAACAGAGAAAGAGGATATAGAAAAATTAACAACACGTAAAAAAGATATGTTTCAGGATAAAGAATATGATTTTATTGTATTTTGGAACAATAGAAATATAAGAAGAAAACAACCCGGGGATGTTATATTAGGATTTAAGCATTTCTGTGATAAAATAACAGCTGAACAGAGATCAAGATGCTTACTTCTGATGCACACACAACCGGTAGATGAAAACGGTACTGATTTACCAGCTGTTTGTCAGATGGTGGCTCCCGACTGTAATGTTATGTTTTCAAATAAACAAACATCCACAGAGGATATGAACTTATATTATAATATGGCTGATATTACAGTTAATATTGCATCAAATGAAGGTTTTGGATTAGGTACGTGTGAATCCTTGAGAGCTGGAACACCGATAGTAGTTAACGTTACTGGAGGATTACAAGATCAATGCGGTTTTAAAAATGAAAAAGAAACCTACCTGTGCGCAAACGTATACGGAAAAGACAGATGGTATTCCAATCATGATGGTAAATATAAAAACCATGGGGAATGGGTTAAGCCAGTATTCCCTTCAAATCGTAGCTTACAAGGTTCGGTACCTACTCCATATATCTTCGATGATCGCGCAAAATTTGAAGATCTAGGAGATGCAATATATGACTGGTACAAGACACCTAAAAAGGATAGAATTGCAGCAGGAATGACCGGTCATGAATATGTAATGAGCACAGAAGCTGATATGTCAGGAGAAGCGATGGGACGTAATTTTATGTCTCATATCGATAATACGTTTGAAAATTTTACACCAAGAAAAAGATTTACAATCTATAAATAATATAATATGGAAAAAACACTTTGCTTAGTACAAGGACCTGCATCGTCAAGATCAGGATATGGGGATAGATTAAGAGATTTAATAAGAAGTTTAGTTTCCTTAAAAGGAAATGAATGGGATATAAGAGTATTTGATTTACCGTGGGGAAGCTGTCCAAAGAATGCTTTAAATGAAAAAGATCCAAATGATGCTTGTATTATTGAAAGATTAATGCAAACACCTGAACTACCAAAACAACCAGAAGTATTTATACAGGTATCTGTCCCGAATGAATTTCAGTCAATTGGTAAGTACAATATTGGAGTCACTGCAGGTATAGAAACGGACATTTGCGATCCTACTTGGATTGAAGGTTGCAACAGGATGAATTTAATATTAACGTCATCTAATCACTCTAAAACAGTATTTGAAAAAACTGTTTACGATAAGATGGATGAAAACACAAAACAAAAAATAGGTGAATTAAAAGTAACAACACCAGTGAATGTATTATTTGAAGGTGTAGATATTAATTTATTTAAAAAAATAAAACAATTCCCTAGAACATTAGTTGACGAAATGTCTGCTATAAAGGAAGATTTTTGCTTTTTATTTGTTGGTCACTGGCTTCAAGGAGATTACGGGCACGACAGAAAAGATGTAGGGGTACTAGTAAAAACATTTTGTGAAGCATTTAAAAATCAACGTAAAAGACCCGCGTTAATATTAAAGACATCGGGAGCAGGTTTCGATATAATGGATAGAAATTTAATCTTAAACAAGATACATCACTTAACACAAAATAACCCTGCATATCCTAACGTATATTTACTGCACGGTGATTTGTTACCGGAAGAAGTAAACGCTCTGTACAATCATCCAAAAGTAAAAGCACACGTTAGCTTTACTAAAGGTGAAGGGTTTGGGAGACCGTTAGCAGAAGCTTCAATATCCGGTAAGCCTGTAATTGCAACTAATTGGGGAGGCCACATTGATTTTCTACACCCTGACTATACCATACTTTTACCAGGACGACTTATGCCTATACATAAATCAGCTCAAATGAAAGGAATGCTTAATGAAGGATCTAAATGGTTTTACGTTAATCCTGATTATGCTGGTAAGGTGTTAAAAGATGTATTTAAGAATTATAAAAGACACGTAGAAGCTTGTATGAAGCTTCCGCAACATATTAGAGCTAACTTTTCACTAGAAAAGATGACTGAATTATTAGGCACGTACTTAGCAGAAAATGTAACAGAAGCTCCAAAACAAATATCGTTACAGTTACCTAAATTAAAAAAAGTTGAGACTAGTTCAACAACAGAGCCTCCAAAAATAAAATTACCTAAATTAAAAAAAGTTTAGATGCAAGAAGAAACAAAAATAAATTGTCCTAACTGTAATTCACCTAATTGTTTTGAACAAGAATTACAAGGTCTAATGAATTATTTATGTATAGGTTGTGGATTTACTAGTAACGGTAATTTCGACCCAGAGAGTGAATTTACACAAGATGTAGAATTAGGTAATCCACAAATTGTTAACGCTCTTAAGTTTTACGATAAGGACAGAAACTTAAATTGGTACCCGTCAGTCATTAACACCACAAATGGAATGATATTTCCTGAAGGAGATTTTAAAGACTGGGAATGGAAGTTTGCCCCAATAGTTAAAATGGATGAAGAGGAAAAAAAGCAATATCCAATACTCGGTCAACCCGGAGAATTTTACGAAACTAGATTAGGTGTTGAATTAGCGCAAACATTTGATAAAACTAATTTTCAAGGAGCACTATCCGCTATGGGTGCAGTTAAGGAAAACTAAATGGCTAATTTTCAACCGTCATACATGAATAAGTACTATAAACCTACTGACTTTACGTTTATAACTAAAGGTCAAATTGAAAGGGGAATGGTACTGGAAATGGATTACGTAAAACAACATCCAAAAAAAGGAGAGAAAGCCGGGGGCTTATATTTTATATTAGTGTTAGATGTAAACTATATGGGTGGTAGTAAGGGATGGGCCGTGCACGCATTAAATTTAAAAGAGATCAAGCCATCTATATTCGATCAGATAGTACAGAAATCAAAGGCAGGTACAATAACAGAAAATTTTAGAGGAAGAGAGTTCGCACGATTGGGATTTACAAAAACACCTAGACAACAATATATGTCCGAACTTAAAACATTTATCAGGACGACCGCGAGAAATTCATACAGAACCTTTGATTACTATAATGGAATTAAAACTCTTAAATTATATAATTTTAATTTTTACCCAAATGTTAAGCAATAAGAAAATAAGAATAAGTTACGCTATATTAGCATGTGTTGAATCAGTAGAGTTAGAGCAATTACTCCCTTTTCTAAAAAAATATAAAAGAGATGAAGATGAAATAGTTGTTTTATTAGACAACGAAACATATACCGCCTCCGTAGAGGAAGTTGCCAATAAGTATGCTGATAAGGTAGAATTTAGATCATTAGATAAAGATTTTGCATCTCAAAA